CAAGCGCCGGAAGTTTTCCGGGAGGGTCTGCGAGCAGATCGTGTACACGGTGGCGGGCGGCACGGATCCGAAGACCAGCCGGCCGAAGAAGCCGCGGTTCCAGACGCGGGAAGAGCAGGACGAATTCAACCGGAAAATCTCCGAGGGGAAACTGGAAGCGCTCGTCAATGCCAACTTCGGCCCGACCAGCCTGTATTCCACGCTGACGCTCGACGCCGAGAACGAGGTACATACTGCTGCCGAAATGCGGCAGATTCGGAACAGATTCTATCGCCGCCTACTATATAAATACCCAAACGCCAAGATCGTGATTGTCTACGGGCAGGGCAAGTCGACGAGTCGGTTCCATCTGCACATGATCTCGGACGGCATTCCGGAGGATGAGATCGGCAGGATCTGGGGCCTCGGCAGCGTGATCGAGGTTCGGCACTTACGGGAACACAACTATTACATGGACGAAAATGGAAACAAAGTCGACCACGGCCGGGATTATAAGGCGCTGGCCGACTACCTGCACGGCCACTGGAAAAAGGAATTCGGCGGGCACCGGTACAAGGCCAGCCGCAGCTGCGTCCGGCCGGAGCCGGAACCTGCGACCGAGGCCGTGCGCGAGTACAGCCCCAAGCATCCGCCCGTCGCCCCGCGAGGTTACGTCCTCGTAGAGGCCCGGACGACAAAGTACGGGTATCAATATTATAAGTATGTAGTCGACCCAAGATCAGAGCACAAGCGGAACGGGAGCCGCTTAAATTAAACCTTGTATATGCGTAAGGTTTTAGAACGAAGCAGGAAGGAAGTGGGAAAGTGTCAAAGCCGAGATACTGGTGGTACGGAAATGTCTGCCGCACCATCGGCGAATACCCGAAACTGAGCCGACAGGTTCGGGATATGAGCCGGCAGAAGATCACGCCGGGATATTCCTCGCAGCCAGGCGGGCAATCCTCCGGCCGCGCCGTCGAGGACATTGCGGTGCGCGTCCTGTCCTCACGGGAGTACGAGGACTACGCGGCGATCCAGTCCGCCATCAACACCGTGCAGACATGGCGGGACGGCGGCGATGTGCTGGAGATCGTGCGCCTGCATACGTGGATCTGGCCGCGCGAGAGTCTGGAGTCCGCTGCCAGACAGGTACACGTGAGCACATCCACGGCCAAGCGGATGTACAGCCGCTTTGTCTACGAGGCAGCGCGGGCAATGGGCTACCGCAAAAGTTGAGCTAACAGAGCCTAAAATCTGTGCTACAGTGATAGCGTGAAGAATTGGAGGGAACAGGATGCAGCCATGGGCCGCACGCTTTTACGCGTCCGGGCGCTGGAAGAAATGCCGCGCCGGGTATATCAAGTTCCGCCGGACCATCGATGGCGGGCTGTGCGAAGAGTGCCGGGACAAGCCGGGCTACATCGTCCACCACAAGTGGGCGCTGACACCGGACAACATCACCGACCCGGACGTCAGCCTGTCCTACTCCAACCTCGAGTACGTCTGTAAAGACTGTCACGATCAGTTCGACGGGCACGGCGTCACAAGATCTCTGACGCAAAAAATTTTCTTCGACGCCGCCGGCGACCCGATCCCCCCCGTCGCGCGAGGCCGGGGCGCCGGCTAGATCACCGCACGCCCTACCTCGGAAGAATACGCAGGCCGTTCGCGAGGCCCCCCTGCTTTGAAGCGGCGATAAGTAATCCACGCGCACGCGTGAGCAGGAGGCAAAAATCACGCAAAAAGGAGGCGTTTTCTGTGGCGAATCAGCGTGAAAAGACCAAAGAACAGAGGATCCGCGCGGAGAAAGCGCGTCTGAAAAAGCTTTACCGGAATCTGCCGAAGGAAGCGGCCGGGACTGTCGCAGGCCTCATCGATCAGGCGGCCTTTATGCGCATCGAGTGCGAGGACATGGCAGACGACCTGCGGGAAAACGGCTGGACAGAGAAATTTCAGCAGTCGGAGCGACTGGAGCCATATGACCGCGCCCGGCCGATCGGGCAGGCGTACAACTCCACGAACGCGAACTACCAGAAGATCATCAAGCAGCTCACGGCGCTCCTGCCGAAGCCGGACACCGCGCCGAAGCAGGAGGACGACGGCTTTGCAAGCTTTGTCCGGGAGCGTGACGAGGAATGAAACTCACGCGCTACCCGGCGACCTACAACCCAATCCTCGAATACTGGCAGGCCATACAGGACGGCCGCGAAGTCGTCAGTCTCAAGGTGCAGAAGACCTACAGACATGTGGTCGCGCAGCTTGAAAACGCGGATTCCGAGTTTTATTATTCCCCGCGCCGGGCAAACCACGTCCTAGAATTTTTTGAAAACTACTGCCACCACTCCAAGGGCAAGGCGGGCGGCCAGCTTGTCAAGCTGGAATTGTGGGAAAAGGCGCTGCTGGCGACTGTCTTCGGGTTTATCGACATCGAGGGAAACCGCCAGTACCGCGAGGCCGTCCTCATCGTCGGCAAGAAAAACGGCAAATCGCTGCTGGCATCCGGCGTCGGCCTGTATTTACAGCTGGCAGACGGCGAGGCTGGCCCAGAGGTCTACGCCGTCGCGACCAAGCGAGACCAGGCGAAGATCATCTGGCAGGAAGCAAAGCGGATGGTGCAGAAATCACCGGCGCTGCGCAAACGGACGCGCTGTCTGGTCGGCGAGGTGGACAGCGATTATAACGACGGCGTATTCAAGCCGCTGTCCTCTGACAGCGACACGCTAGACGGCCTGAATATCCACGGGGCCATGATGGACGAGATCCATCAGTGGAAAAACGGCAGACCGCTGTACGACATCATTGCCGACGGCGATCAGGCCCGCGCGCAGCCACTGCGATTCATCACCTCCACAGCCGGCACCATTCGAGAAGACATCTACGACGAAAAATACGAAGAGGCCGAGCGAATCATAAACGGCTACGAAGATCCGGACGGGTACCACGACCCGCGCCGGATCGCGTTTATTTACGAGCTCGACAAGCGCAGCGAGTGGACGGACCCGGACTGCTGGAAAAAGGCAAATCCGGGCCTCGGGACGATCAAGAGCTACACGGCCCTCAAAGAGCGGGTCGAGCGGGCGGAGAAAAACCCGGCCCTCGTCCGAAACCTCGTCTGCAAGGATTTCAACATCCGCGAGACCTCCAGCGAAGCCTGGCTCAACTTCGAGCAGCTCGACAACCGCGACACCTTCCAGCTCGACAGGGAAAACCGCCGCCTGATCTGGCAGCATTACATGGCGGACGGCAAGACGCAGGAGCGCGTGCTTTCCTACCCGCGATACGGCATCGGCGGCGCGGACCTCTCCAAGACCACTGACCTGACGGCGGCGAAGGTCCTGTTCCAGGTGCCGGAGCTGCCGGAGATCCTGTTTGTGCTGCAGATGTACTGGCTGCCGCAGGACCTTTTGGAAAAGCGCGTCACGGAGGACAAGATCCCCTACGACAAGTGGCATGAGCGAGGGCTGCTCCGCCTGTCCGAGGGCAACAAGATCCGCTATGAGGACGTCAAAGCATGGTTCATCGAGGTGCAGGAAGACCTCGATATTTTTATCCCCTTTATCGGGTATGATGCGTGGTCTGCGTCTTATTGGGTGGACAGCATGGCGGACTATTTCGGGGCCGAGGCCATGATCGCCGTGCATCAGGGTGTCAAGACCCTGTCCGAGCCCATGAAGCGCTGCGGGAACGACTTGGAATCCAAGCGCATTATTTACAACAACCACCCGATCGACAAGTGGAACCTCGCAAACACCGCCTATGACGAGGACAAAAACGGCAATATCCAGCCGCACAAAACGAGCAAGTCCACGCGCCGCATCGACGGCACGGCGGCCCTGCTCGACGCCTACACGATCTACGACCAGAAGCAAGCGGAATACACCAGTATGCTCTAGGAGTGACAACATGGGATTTTTGAAAAACCTCCTGACGAATATCACGACCACCAAACGCGTCTCGACCGTCCAGATGGTGCAGGAGCGCGGGAATGGCTTTTACAGCTACAATGGAAAAATGTATCAGTCCGACATCGTCCGCGCCTGCATCCGGCCCAAGATCAAGGCCATCGGCAAGCTGACGGCCAAGCACATCCGGGAGACCATCACCGCCCAGACGCGGAAGATCGCCGTAAATCCGGAGCCGTATATCCGGTTCCTGCTCGAGGAACCGAACCAGTACATGACAGGCCAGCTGCTGCAGGAGAAGCTGGCCGCGCAGCTGGTCCTCAACAACAACGCCTTCGCCGTGATCCTCCGGGATGAAAACGGCCTGCCGAACGCCATTTTCCCGGTCGCGGCCATGCAGGCCGACGCCGTTTACGACGCAGGCGGGAATCTGTACCTGAAATTTTACATGCAGAACGGCAATGTGCTGACGTTTGCCTATGACGACATCATCCACCTGCGCGGGGATTTCTACGAAAACGACATCTTCGGCGACCCCATCGCCCCGGCCATCGTGCCGCTCATGGAGATCGTCACCACGACGGACCAGGGCATTGTAAAGGCCATCCGAAACAGCGCCGTGATTCGCTGGTTGCTGATGTTCGCCGCGTCCATGCGCCCGGAGGACGTGAAGCAGCGCGCGCAGGACTTCGCGGACAGTTTTCTGAACGTGACTAACGGCACGGGCGTCGCGGCCGTCGACGCAAAGGCCGAGGCCAAGCAGATCGACCCCAAGGACTACGTCCCGAATGCCGCCCAGATGGATAAGACCACGCAGCGCATCTATGCCCTGTTCAATACCAACCCGCACATCGTCACATCCATTGCGACAGAGGATGAGCAGAACGCCTATTTTGACGCCGAGATCGAGCCGGTGCTGAAGCAGCTCAGCGGCGAGTACACCCGCAAGCTATTCTCCCGGCGCGAGCGCGGCTGCGGAAACCGCATCGTCTTTGAGGCGTCCGCGTGGGACTTCGCCTCGACCTCGACCAAGCTCAACCTCCTGCAGATGGTCGACCGAGGCGCGCTGACGCCGAACGAATGGCGGCGCGCATTCAACCTCGCGCCGGTCGACGGCGGGGACAAGCCGATCCGCAGGCTGGACACGCAGCCGGTCGACCGGAACACCACGCAGAAAGGAGATGAAACCGCATGAAGATCAGCATTCGCGGGCCCATCGTATCCAGCAATCAGCACCGCCTCTATCAGTTTTACGGAATGGAGGCGACGAGCCCGAGATCCGTAGCGGACGCGCTTGCCAAGGGAAACGGCGAGCGGGCCGAAGTCGAGATCAATTCCGGCGGCGGAGAGATCTTCGCCGCGAGCGAGATATATACCGCACTGCGCAACTACGCGGGCGGCGTCCACATCCGCATCGTCGGCCTTGCGGCCTCGGCCGCGTCCATCATCGCCATGGCGGGCGAGTCGGAGATGACGCCGACCGGCATGATGATGATCCACAACGTCCAGTCCAGCGCCGACGGCGACTACCGCCAGATGGAGCACACCGCCGGTGTTCTACGCGACGCCAACCACGCCATTATCTCGGCCTACGTCGCCAAGACCGGCAGGCCGGAAGCGGAGATCGCCGCCATGATGGACGCCGAGACGTGGGTCACGGCAGATCGGGCCGTCGAGCTAGGCCTCGTCGACCGCGTCATGCAGCCGGATAACGGCCAGAAACCGCTGGCGGCGGATTTTTATTCCGGCATGCTCAGCGAAGACGCGCTCCGGCGCGCGGAAAACTTTTTAAAAGGTCAGGCCGCAGAGCCTGATTTTTTTATGCCCGAACGGGCGCAGGCAGAAGCAAAACTGAAATTTTTAAAACTCAAAGGAGAATTGAAATGACGAAGGAAATTTACAACATCCAGCGCCAGAAGCTCATGGACGACGCCCAGAAGCTGCTGGACGAAAGCAAGACCGCAGAGGCGCAGGCCAAGATGAAGGAAGTCGAGGCCCTCGACGCCAAGTTTGAGGAGGAAGCCAAGATCCAGGCGAACCTCAACGCGCTTGCAGGCCAGAAGGTTGCGGCACCGGCTGCGGCGGCACAGTCCGTCGACCTGTCCGGCACGGCAAAGACTCCGGACGTGCTCGACCGGTACGACACCGACGAGTACAAGCGGGCCTTCATGAACTACGTTTTGACCGGCAAGAAGATCCCGGCGGAGCTGACCAATGTGGACGCCAACACCAAGACAACCGACGTCGGCAGCGTCATCCCGACCACGACCATCCAGAAGATCTACGAGAAGATGGAAGCTATCGGCATGATCCTGCCGCGCGTAACACACACGTCCTACGCGGGCGGCGTCCAGGTCCCGACCAGCTCGGCCAAGCCGACGGCCTCCTGGGTCGCCGAGGGTGAGGGCTCCGACAAACAGAAGACTTCGACCGGCAAGATCGTCTTTGCGTACCACAAGCTGCGCTGCGCGATCTCCATGTCGCTGGAAGTTTCTATCATGGCGTACCCGATGTTCGAGGCACAGTTTGTCCGGAACGTCGCAAATGCGATGGTAAAGGCGAAGGAGCAGGCCATCATCAACGGCACCGGTTCCAGCCAGCCGAAGGGAATCCTTGCGGAGACCGCCCCGACCGGCCAGAACATCGACATTGCCGCCGCGACAACTGCTCTGACCTACAAGGATCTGTGCAAGGCCGAAGCTGCGCTGCCGCAGGCATATGACGGCGCAGTCTGGTTCATGTCCAAGAAGACATTCGAGACGCAGATCGTCGGCATGGTCGACAACAACGGCCAGCCCGTCGCGCGCGTCAACTACGGCATCAACGGCAAGCCCGTCAACTACATCCTCGGCCGCGAGGTCATCCTGACCGGCGACTACCTGCCGGCCTTTGCGGCGTCGGTCACGGCCGACACCGTCTTCGCCTTTATGTTCGATCCGGCGTACTACCTCTGGAACGAGAACATGGGCATGACGGTAAAGCGCTACACCGACGAGGACACCGACGACGAGGTCACAAAGGCCATCGAGATCGCCGACGGCGCGTGCGCCGACGTCAACAGCCTCGTCACGCTGACCAAGAAGAAAGCCTGACGGAGCGCGGCCAACAGGGAGGGATAACCATTGACTTTGATCAACGTTGCAAAAACCGCCCTGCGGCTGACCACAAACGCCCTTGACGACGAGCTCGCCGACGAGATCGACGCCTGCCTCCTGCGCCTGCACCTTGCGGGCGCGGAGGGAGCGGGCGAAGATCCGCTGGTCAAAGACGCCGTCCGAGCCTTCGTCCGCTGGCAGCATGATTTCTGCGGCCGCGGCGACGAATGGAAGACGTGCTTTGAGGAGCTGCGCGATGCGATGGGCCTGTCTGACGATTATTCGCCGAGCACCGGGGAAGGGGGCGCGTGCTGTGATCTTTGACACCCAGATCACGCTGCGCCTGCTGTCCTACCCCATCGTGAGCGGGCAGACCACCGAAAAGCTCGAACGCGAGACAACCGTCTGGGCCGCCCGCAAGTCCGTAAACCGCGCTGAGTATTACCAGGCCGCGCAAGCCGGCAAGCGCACGGACGCAATTTTCCGCATGCACAGCGCGGAGTACGGCGGCGAGCAGCAGATTACCTGCGGCTCGGACGTCTTTGACGTAGTCCGCAGCTACGGCGCGGAGACGGAAGAGGTAGAGCTGACCTGCAAACGGAGGGACGGCGCATGATGATCTATGAGGCGCTGGCAGACCTGGGCGTCCCGGTCTGCCACCCGCCATACAAGGGCGGAGAAGAAACCTACATCACCTATCAGCTGCTCGGACAGTCTGGGCAGCTCTACGCCGAGGGCGGAGAGGCCGAGACCGGAGTGCAGTACGCCGTTTCCATCTTTGCCGAGGGATTTGCCGCCGCTCTGCTCCAGCGCACGAAAGCCGCGCTGGAGGCCGCAGGCTACATTGCTACCGTCGACATGGAGACCTACGACAAGGAGACGGGCCGCACGCAGATCGCGCTCATCGCCGAAACGGAGGGCGCAGCCTATGGCTAACATCTCCATCACCGGTGTCGACGAGCTCATGGCCACGCTCCAGAAAGCGAATGTTTTTGATGAGGACATGCAGCAGGAGCTCCTGTACGCTGCCGGGGATATCATCGTCGAGGAACTGCAAAAAATGGTAAAGGCGAGCGGGTTTCAGACCGAGGCATATGCATCCAGCGTGAAATACCGCAAAACCATCAAACGCGACAAAAACGGAGACCCGTACATCTCCATCACCGCAGTCGGCAAAAACGAGCACGGAACGCGCAGGGCGACCGTGCTTTTTGTTTTGAATTACGGCCGCGCGAAGGAGTACGGGCAGATCACAGGAACTTATTTTTGGACCAAGGGCGTCCGAAACGCGCAGAAGCGCGTAAACGCGGAGCTCGAAAAAATCCTTACACAAAAGCTGAAAGAAAGGGGCCTATTATAAATGCCTAGTTTTGACTTACGCGGCATCCGGGCGGGAAAGTATAAAAACACGTCCGGCACCGTGACCTACACAGAGCCGACCGACGTCGGCGACGCCATGAGCGCGCAGCTGGAACTCAAGTTCGCCGAGGGCCGCCTGTACGCGGAATCCAAGCTTGCCGAGTATATCAAGCTTGCCACCGGCGGCACGATCTCGCTGGCTGTCAAGTACATCAAAAGGACCGCACAGGCCATGCTCTACGGCTGCACATCCGATACGAGCAAGGAAAATCTGAAATTCTCGGCAAAAGACATCGCGAACTATGTCGGCGTCGGCTTTTACGCGCCGGATAAGATCGACGGCGTGACAAAATACACCTGCATCTGGGTTCCGAAAGCGCTGTTCGGCCCGCCCTCGATGAGCTATCAGACCAAGGGCGAGAACATCCAGTTCAACACGCCAACCACGACCGGCGAATTCCTCGCAGACGATTCGACCGACGAGCTGCTGCTCGAGACCGAGACCGTCGACACCGCGGCGGAGGCCGTTGCCTGGATCAAGGGAAAGTTGGGTGAGACCTGATGGAGACGACCAAGCTCAACACCGTCGACTATGAACTTGAGGGCCGGGTCTACCGGCTCTCCTGCAACATGAACGTCCTTGCCGACGTGCAGGACGAATACGACGGAAATCTGCTGCGCGCGCTGAATACGGTGCACGGCCTCAAAAGCACGCTGGCCTTCCTGGCCGCCATGCTGACCGACGCCGCAGACACGCAGGGCATCACCGACGAAAACGGCCTTCCGCTGCGCTTTACGAGCAAGCAGCTGGGCCGGAAGCTCACCATGCACCAGACGCTCGAGGCCGGGACGCGGATCTATCCGCTGATACAGGCCGCAGTCGCACCGCCGGAGGAAGCACCCGGTGAAAAAACGTCGGAAGACGAAAAAAACTGACACCGCCGGGGAAACCGAAGCAGCTGGGCTTTGATTTCCCCGGCTTCCTCGCCATGTGGCTGTTCCGGCTGCGCCTGCCGGAGCGGGATTTCTGGAAGACCATGAGCCCGCACCGCCTGACGCTCCTGCTGGACGCGCTGGAGCCGCCAAAAAAGCCGGAAGCGCCGCAGAGCCTCTCGGCCTACATCAACGGAGGCACGTAATATGCCAAACATCAACACAAGATTTACGCTTTCGGGCGAGAAAGAATATAAGCAGGCCATTTCCGAGATCGGAAACGGTATGAACGTCCTGAACTCGGAGATGCGCAAGGTGCAGTCCGCCTACGCGCAGAACGCCGACAGCGTCGAGGCGCTGAGCGCCAAAAACGACGTGCTCGGGCGAAAAATATCCACGCAGACCGAAAAGATCGAGTATCTGCGTGCCGCCCTGCAGCAGTCCGCTGAGAAATACGGCGAGGCAGACAAGCGCACCATGCAGTGGCAGACAAGCCTCAACAACGCAGAGGCCGACCTCAACAACCTCAACAACCAATTCGACGAAAACAAGAAAAAAATTGAGGAATCCAGCAAGGAGATGGGCAACCTCGGCGACGTGGTGAATGGCCTGACGTCCAAGCTCGGCATCCAGCTGCCGGACAGCATGAAGTCCTCCATGAACGCCATGGGGAGCCTTGACGCGTCGTCTCTGGCGCTGGCTGGCGGCTTCGCTGCCGTCGCGGCGGCGATCGTAAAAGTCGAAAAGGCCATGATCTCCATGACAAAGGAATCTGCGTCTTTTGCCGACAACATCATCACGCTCTCCATGCAGACCGGCCAGACGACTGACCAGCTGCAGGAGTTTTCCTACGCAACCGAGCTGATCGACGTATCCGTCGACACCCTGCAGGGAAGCCTGACAAAGCTGACCAACAACATGCAGGACACGATGAACGGCACGGGCAATGCGAAGGCATCCTTTGAGGCACTGGGCGTCTCCGTGACCAATGCCGACGGCAGCATGCGCAGCGCGAACGACGTTTTTTATGAGACCATCGACGCCCTCGGCCAAGTCAAGAACGAGACAGAGCGGGACGCAATGTCCATGGACATCTTTGGCCGCTCCGCGCAGGATTTGAATCCGCTGATCATCCAGGGGTCGAAAACCCTCAAGGCCTACGCTGACGAAGCCCATAACATGGGCTACGTGCTCGACGACGAGGCGCTTTCCGCACTCGGAGCGGTCGACGACGCCTATCAGCGCCTGCAGAAGACGCAGGAGGGCGTCAAAAACCAGCTGACCGTCGAGTTTGCCCCGTACCTCGAAGAATTCTACGGCGACGTCACCACCATGGTCAAGGACGGCGGCAAGGCCATCAAGGACTCCGGCATCGTCGACGCCTTCGGCATGCTGCTTGAGACCGTCGGCGATATCCTCAATCCCATGTCCGACCTATCCAACAACCGCGTCCCGGCGCTGACCAAGGCGCTGCAGCCGCTGGCAAAGGTCATGGCGCTCATGGCCGACGCGGCGGAGCTGCTCAAAGGCGTCATCAACTTCGGCACCGGCCACATCAGCGAGGGCTGGGGCCAGATGAAGCATGCGCTGGGCTTCGGATACAGCAGCGGCAACGGAAACAACTACCAGAACCTGCTCGACAGCTACAACGAGCAGCAGTGGGGCCAGAGCGCGTCCGACCTCTCAAAGGCCTACGAAGAGGCCGTCGCCCGCGGCGACTCGTCGACCCTCGGTATCACCGAGGACGAATGGCGCAGGCGGTATCTGGGCGGCAACGCCGCCGGCACGGACAACTGGTCTGGCGGCTGGACGCGGGTCAACGAAAACGGCCCGGAACGCATCTATCTGCCGTCCGGCAGCCGCATCCAGACGGCCAGCGAGACCCGCTACACCTCCGGCGATACCTACAACACCACCGTCTACGTCGACCACGTCGAAGACCTCGACACCATCCTCCGCATCGCCAAAAACGCACGCATCACAACCAGAATGGGGGCGAAGTAAATGCCGGAAGTGACGATTTACGCGTCGAGATCGGTGTATCTGCCGTATGAATATCCAAATACAAACGACCATACGAGTGCAAGGATCACACCGGCAGACAAGGAGCGAGACAGATTCCTGATTGGGTTCGAGGAAGCTCCGGGCAATGTAAAGTTCAAAAAAATCGATTCGTGCCAGCTGTTTTTGCACGGAAGGCCAACGCGTAGGACGGTGGATACATCCGGAACATATTATGTGTACTTTAAAGTAGTGTACAGAAGCAGCGGATTTGACGAAAAGACGGCAACATACAATAACACCCCGTATGAGTACGGAGGCGGGAATGCCTTTCCGGAAGCTGTAGACACAGGAGGAGCCTTATGGACGGCTGATCGAAATAAATACGGCTGGTACGACTGGTACAGAAATGGGGTGGAAGTGTCCCAAATAGATTACATTGACACGGCATACAGCAGCTACAAACCGTACGTGATCGTGTCGTACCTTGCAGACAACGTAACAGCTGTACTGCGGTCGCTGTCACCAGCAAGCGGCTACATCCCAAAAGGAAAAGACAATGTTTTCTCCTGGGGCATTGCTGAAACAGGGATATGCCTGGAAAAAGTCAAAGCGACCGCCACGACCTTCCGCTGGCGCGCCGGAACATCCGGCACGATCAAAACCATCGCCTGCGGCACGGCCCAGAAAGTGACCGTCCCCGCCGGGACTTTTACCACAAACGAAATCCAGTGGTCCGTGTCCATCACGCTGAACACCGGCGAGACCGTCACGAGCGACTGGATCGATCTGTCGACCGCCGAAGCCGCCCCGTCAGCCAAGCCGACGTCGCCTGTCGGCGTTGTCATCGACGCCACCATCGCCAACCGCTTTTCATGGCAGCACATCATTTCCACCGGCACGCCGCAGAGCAAGGCGGATCTGCAATGGTCCGCCGACGGCACGACGTGGAACACGCTCGCGACCGTCACCGGCGAAAATCAGTACTACGACGTTCCGGCAAACAAATTCACAAGCGGAACAAAATACTGGCGCGTGCGCACCTACAACACCGACGGCACGGCCTCGGCGTGGAGCGACAAGGCCGAGTTTATCGCCATCAACGCCCCATCGGCCCCGTCCATCGTCATCCAGTCCACCGGTCCGCGCCCGCGCATCACCTGGCAGACCTCTGAGCAGGAAGCCTATCAGCTGACGCTCTCGAGCGGCTACGCCTCCGGCACGGTCTACGGCACGGAGAAGGCATGGCGCTCGCCGGTCTACCTCGCCGACGGCAGCTACACCGTCCGCGTCCGCGTGCAGAACAAGTACGGCATGTGGTCCGAGTGGAGCGCAGCCGCGCTCCCCGTTTCACACACCGAGGGCGAGGCCATCACCCTGACCGCCACCGCCGGCCATGAGGCCGCGCTCACCTGGCAGACCGCCGGGAGCTACGATTTTTACCTCGTCGAGCGGGACGGCGTGGCCATCGCCCGCACCGTCCAAAAGCAGTACATCGACCACACCAGCATCGGCAGCGTCACCTACCGCGTCCGCGGCTGCTACGACGAAAGCGACAACTACGGCGTGTCCAATTCCGACACCGCCGAGATCCTGCCCGAGACCAACATGATCTGCGACCTCGAGACCGGCGTCTGGCTCGAGATGCGCCTGTCCGAAACGCAGCTGCGCACCAACCGCACCAGTTTCTCGGCCGGTGTCTCGACCGTCCATCTGGCGGGCCTTGCCTACCCCGTCGAGGAGCGCAGCGAGCAGCGCGACCGCGCCCTGTCCGTCGCCTGCGCCTGGCCGCACGCGCAGCGGGCCGCAGCCCTCGCGCTCGAGGCCCTTGTCGGCCGCCTCGTCTGCCTCAAGGATCGCTACGGCAATATGGCCATCGGCTCGCTCCCGTCGCTCGAGAGCAACTGCGACGAGTTCATGCGCCGCTATTCCTTCACCATCTCGCACACAAACCGGGAGGAGGCGATCACCCTTGACCCGTGACGTCCGCTTCCGCGTCGACGTACTCAGAAACGGCGCACCCATCACCAACCTCCAATGGGACACCGGCAGCGCCCCGCAGATCATCGCCAGCCGCGACGCGACGATCCACACCAGCATCAAGGGTACCTTCCTCGTCAACGACGCAGTTGACTACCTCTCCGACGAGCTGCAGCCCGTCATGACCATTGACGGGCAGGAGACGCCACTCGGTATCTATCAGGCCGCGACCCCGAGCATCAAGGGCGCGGCCGGTCAGAAGCGCGTTGAGGTCGAGGCCTACGACCGCTGCTGGCGCGTCTACAGCAACCGCACCGAGACCATCCTGCACCTGTCCGCCGGTGCGTCCTATCTCACCGAGATCCGCAAGCTGCTCACCGCCTGCGGCGTCGCGCTCGTCATTGCGACGCCGTCGGACGCAACGCTGCAAACCGACCGCGAAGACTGGGATGTCGGCACGAGCTACCTGACCATCGTCAACGACCTGCTGGCCGAGATCAACTACAACAGCCTCTGGTTCGACGCCTCCGGTGTCGCCCGTCTCGAGCCCTATCAGGAGCCGAGCGCGCAGAACATCGACTGGTCCTACGGCACGACGGACCTCTTCCTTCCGGACCGGCATCCGGGGCCGAACTTCTCAGATGAGGAAGACATCTTCAACGCGCCGAACGTCTTCATCTGCGTCTGCTCCAACCCGGATCTGGAGCAGCCCATGGTCGCAACGGCCGTCAACGACAATCCGCAGTCGCGCAAGTCCACCTTCCGGCGGAACATGCGCATCGCCTCGCTCATCAAGGTCGACAACATCGCCTCGCAGGAGGAGCTGCAGGCCTACGCCGACCGCATGCGCAACGAGTCGCTCCTGTCCGCCCGGGCCATCACGTTTTATACCCTCAACGACCCCGGTCACGGCATCGGTGACGTCCTCGCGCTCACGCACGACGACATCGGCGGCATTTACCTCGAGACCGGCTGGCAGATGCAGCTGTCAGCCGGAAGCCTGATGACACACTCTGCAAAAAGGACGGTGATTGCATAATGGAAGGCGTTGACAGCCTGTACACCGAAGAACCCGAAGAGCAGCAGACCGAAGAACAGCAGCAGCCGTTCCAGCTGGCCGTCATTGCGACGGTCGAGGAAGACGGCCTGACCCTCACGCCTGACGGCGCGGAGGAGCCGACCGAGAAGCATTTTAAATGCAACACCGGCATCAACTTCGCCGCCGGACAGCGCGTGGCCGTCCTCGAACTGTCCGGCAGCAAGGTCGTCATGTTCCCGATCGGCAACCCCGGCGCGGACGCGCCGGCGAAGATCCCAATTGGCGGTACGACCGGGCAGGTGCTCCAAAAATCGTCCGACAACGACTACGCGCTCACCTGGGGCAGCATTACCGGCCTCCTGCCGACCGGCGGAACGAGCGGACAGATCCTCAAAAAGTCAGGCAACGCCGACTACGCCGTCGAATGGGGCGACATCAACGGTGCTCTGCCTTCCGGCGGAACGACGGGCCAGGTGCTCAAAAAATCCAGCGCCACCGACTACGCCGTCACCTGGGGCAGCCCCGACGGCATCCTGCCGACCGGCGGCACCGATGGTCAGGTCCTGCTCAAAAACGGCGCGAGCAACTACGCCGCCAAGTGGGGAAGCATCACCGGCGCGCTCCCGACCGGCGGAACATCCGGTCAGGTGCTGAAAAAATCCAGCAACACCAACTACGCTTGCACGTGGGGCGACGTCGCCGGAACGCTTCCGAGCGGCGGAACCGACGGCCAGGTGCTCCTGAAAAACGGATCGACGGCCTACGCCGCGAAGTGGGGCACGGTATCCGCCGCAGGACTCAAGAGCGGATACAATTCGCTGGAGCTGAAAACAAAAACCCTGACGCCGTCCTCGAACGGCTTTGAGATAGGGACATCGAGCTATCCCGTGACAGTCAGGGGAGACGAAATCGTGCTGTATTACAATTCATACCGCTACTGCACCCTTGCGTGCAACTCATCCGGGAAGCTGACCGTCAACGGCACAGCCATCAACTAAGGAGGGCATCATGAAATTATACGACATCGCGCTCGCGGCGAAGCCACTGCAGAAGCTCATCGAACAGGACCTGCCGCTCCGGCAGGCCTATCAGCTCGCCATGCTGGCGACCAGGCTCAACCCAACACTCGAATTCTACGGAAACCAACTCATGAGCGGGCGGCCGCAGGCGGAGCTGAACGAGCTGGACGCCGACACGCTCCCCGAGCTGCCGCACATCACGCTTCCACTCGACCTCGATATCCGGCTTTCCGCCGGGGATATCAAGTGCCTTGAGCCGTTTGTGACCTTCGAAGGAGCTGATAACGCATGATCACCATCCACTGCTCCCGCGCGTGCGCGCATCTGGCGTCGCCGCCGGAGCTTTTGACGGCGGGCATGGCCAAGGCCGTGACCGTTGAGTTCGTCTTCTCGCCCGAGTGGGACGGGCTGACGAAGACAGCCGTCTTCTCGAACGGCAAAACCACCGTCGACGTTCTGGCGGCGAACTGGGACGGGGATACCGTTCCCGTACCGCACGAAGTTCTCGCCGTCCCGGGCCGCCACGCCCGCGTGGGCGTCTATGGCGCGGACGAAAGCGGCGTCGTCCTGCCGACCGTCTGGGTGAGCCTCGGCAAGGTCCAGCCCGGCGCGGATCCGTCCGGCGACGCCTCGGCCGACCCGTCCCTGCCCGTCTGGGCGCAGCTGCAGAAGCAGATCGGCGATCTGGACGACCTCAAGACCTACAACAAGGGCAACCTCGTCGACGCCATCAACGAGGCCCGCAGCTCCGGCGGCGGCTCTGGTGGCGGGGGCATCCAGTCGGCACAGATCGACGCGATCCTCGTGATGACAAAATCCGAATATGACGCGCTGGACAAAAAGGACGCGCGGACACTGTATCTGTTGGAGGGATAACATGCTGGCAGTTGGACTCAAACGCATTCTGGAGCTGTTCATCGGCTCCATGGGCATCAAATCCGTCCACCTGGGCACGAAAACCATCTACGAAAGACCGGGCGGATTTTTGTACATTGAACTCACAAGCGAAGAAAGGGGATAAATCCAGATGGCAAGTTTTTTCAATCTGACACTTGATACGCTGGCACCTGCCGGCCTATCGCTGATCCTGAACGACGGTGCACAGTACGCGACCAGCGCGACCGTCACGGCGAAGATCTCTGTCTCCGACGAGACAACGACGGGATACCAGATGAAGATCTGGGGCACGAAGACGGCGGAGACCGAGGCGGAAGCGTCGTGGGAGACATTCGCCAAGACAAAATCCATCACGCTGCCCGACGGAGACGGCCTCAAGACGATCTATGTCAAGATGCGCGACGACGTCGGCAACGAAACGGCCGCAGTCAGCGACACGATCACGCTCAACACGTCGATTCCTGCCGTGACCATCACCGGCCCCGACAAGAGCAGGATCTCGAAGGTCACGGGCTACGATGCAGCGGCGTTCTCCTTCGTCTGCGACGTGGACTTTGAGGAATACACCATTCGCGTCGTTCCGGCGACGAGCAGCCTGCACACGGCGGGCACGCAGATCCCGACGACGGGCGGCTCCACCAACGTCAGCGGCACGGAGGGAGGATACAAGAAGAACACCGCCATCAACGTCACTGTCAAGGGCGCGGACCTCGAGGCAGCGTCTTCCGGCGACGGCACGAAGATCGTCAAGGTCTTCGTCAAGAACGCCGCCGGGACCTGGAGTGCCGCCTGATGGCCGCGCCGCAGCTGACATTCTCCATCACGGGCAACAAGATCTCGGCAGTATCGGGCTTCGACTCGATCACCGTTTCCTTCTCGTCGGACATCGCCTACACGGCCTTCGAGTGCCGCGCGACGAAGTCCGGCGAGGATTGGGGCCGCGGGAAGGGCGCTTTGATCGCGTCCTTCTCACAGACCCCGGCGGGCACGCAGCGCACCTTTGAGGTTTACGACGATTTTCTGCTTTCCGGTGATGGGGAATACCGCATTTCGTTGTTCGCGCAGGGCGCGGACGGCAGCTGGAACGACAACTACGGCTTTATCCCGCTGGGAGAGTCGCAGGCGCTGAAGACCGCGGACGGCGAGGATTTTCTGTGTATGAAGGAGTGATCGTATGGCTTACAACAGCCAGTTTACCGGCGCGCAGATCGACGAGGCTATCGCCGACGTGCGCAGCAACAAAGACGCGTGGAACGGAAAGCAAGATATGATTCTCGCCTCCGGCGCGGCCGTCGGGGACCTGATCAAGGTCAAGGCGGTGGACGCCAGCGGGAAGCCGACGGCCTGGGCGGTGGCCGTGGCGGGCACGGACTATATGAAGACCGGCAACATCACCAAGCAGACCCTGGTCTCCGCCGAGACCACGCCGACCGAGAACATGGCCATCAACTGGCAGTATGAGTGAGGAGGCCCCATGGCGCACAAGACATTGATCTCCGGCACGGCCTATTCCGTGACCGGCGGCCGGGAGCTGATCGGCGGCACAGGCTACGGCTGCAAAGCCGGGAAGACCCTCATCGGCGGGACGGCATTCACCGTACCGTTTTCGAAGGGCATTCCCCTGAGCACCATCACCCCCGGCGCGATCCTGTACCTGAACGAATCCGGCAGCCCCGTGCCGTTTTATATCGCCAAGCACGACTACGAGAGCGGGCTTAACGGGGCTGGGCGCACGCTGATTGTGCGCAAGGAATGCTACGAACGAATTGCGTTCTCCCAGTGGAGCAGCTCCAACCTATTCCCAACATCCACTGTATCCGCTTTCCTCGCGGATACATGGTTAGGGCTGTTGGACTCTGCCATTCAAGGCGCGGCAGGGCAAACAAAAATTTACTGCTACATCGATGAATATCAAACGAGGAGAGAATTAACGAAAAATGCGTTTATACTGTCCATAGGTGAGCTGAAGGGCGGCGGCGGAGATGGGACTCCATTGGACCAGACGGTGCGTAGCCTGCTTGCTGCCGCAAAACTAAATGGATCTAATATTCATCAATGGACCAGAACCCCAAAAGAATATTCAAGTACAGACGTGTACGTGTTGGATACCGCCGGGAATGTCACCGAACAGCACTGTGGAAACGGGAACGGCGTCCGCCCCGCCTTTACCCTCCCCGGCACCTTCCCCGTGATTCAAAACCCCGACGGCACCTACACCCTTGCAGCATAAAGGAGGACCCACATGGGCACACATAAAATCCTCGTCAACGGCACGGCCTTCGCCGTCACCGCCGGGACGGAATTGATAAATGGCACTATCTGTAAAACCGGGGGGGGTCGGACCCTTATCAACGGGACGGCGTTTGAGGTCAGATTTGCGGAACTGGTGACAATAAACATCTCTAAGGACAGCAGCACAGGCGATAGCTCCGCGTACATCATTCATAATGGCGTACAGTATTCGAGCGGAGAGATCGAAGTTGAGGTCGGGGATACGATCATTTGCAGCATTCCGAGTCATAGAGGCAAAGGGTCTCTCATAATTGACAACAAAACAATTATAAACGGGGCATCCGTGGTTTCGTATTCTTATGTGGTCGAAAGTAATATACAAATTTACACAACCGCTGATATTTATTACGAAGACGGCAGCAGACGCCCATACTACGATTTTACAATGAAAATCACGACACAGAATTGACAACCGAAGAATAGGAGGAATTTATGGACACCTGGTACATCACGATCGGCGGGCAGGAGATCGAGACGCGGCCGGCGGCCGGCCGTCTGCGCGACGCCGACTGGGGCGGGCGCGAGAGCCGCGCCGTCACCATTGCCAAAAGCGCGGCCCCGGACCCGCTGGCGCTGTTCTGCGACGGCGCAGTATGGGGAATGATCCACCGCTACACCACGGCCGTCCCCGTGCTGGACGCAGAGGGCAACGTCCAGATGAACGAGGACGGCACCGTCAAGAGTACGACCGAGACCGCCGAGGACCGCTACATGGACGACTACGCGGACTTCACCATCGCCGGTCCCATCACCGACAACCGCGACGGCACCATCACGGCGAAGATGGGCAAAAAAACGGCCAGCGATCTGCTGGCGGAACTGGAGGCGGCATATGACAGAGGCTAAACTGGCGCAGGTAAAGAAAGCAATTACGGACGGCAAACTCGTGCAGGCCGCAGGCGGCATCACGGAGGACGTGACGCAATCGGACAAGCTGGGCTATGACTGGCGCAACATCTACGTCAACAAGATCCTCGTCAGGCAGGTGTACGTCGAGCAGGCTGTGAAGTTCGGCACGGCGGAGAACCCAATCGCATGGGAGCCCGATATGCCCCTCATCCAGAACGCATACTACACCAACAACGGAGAGATTAAGGTATGGATGGGCGCGGCAGGCGCGACGGCAAAGTGGACGGATGCGGCCTTCGTGCCGATCTGATAACGCAGAAGGGAGACACCATGGACACCAAGACTATCATCGTTACCCTTGTCTGCGCCGTGCTCGGCTCGTCCGCGCTGACGGCGGTAGTAAACGCCGTCGTCAGCGCGATACAGAAAAAGCGCGGCAAGGCCACGACGCAGGAGGCACACCTGGCCGAGATCGACAAAAAGCTCGGGAAAATGCAGGAGCATCAGGACGAGC